AAGTTACAAAACGATAGAGCAGGATTTCAGTTATCTATTCAAAATATAGATAAACAAGCTGCTGATAAGACTAAGGAAAAAAATGACAAAGAGCTACAGGATACTATAGATTTAGTTAATAAGCAAAATGAAGTAATAGAGGCAGGAAGACAGAAAGGCTTAGAGATTAAAAACCAAGAGCTAGAAGACTTAAAACTATTCGGACAGAACAAACTAGCAGAAACTCAAAAGACTTTAGACGAACAGGTAGCAGCTAATAAGGCTGCAGCAGATGCTGAGGTAGAAATAGAAAAACAAAAGTCAGAGGCTAAGTTAGCTTTGTTAAATGCAGTATCAGGAGGTTTAAGTTTGGCAGCTGATGAGTTAGGAGAGAGTACTGTAGCAGGTAAAGCAGCAGCAGTAGCAGCGGCAACTATATCTACTTATACAGCTATTGCAGGTCAGTTGGCAGCGTTTTCTAATGTACCCGTTCCTGGTTATGCTATTGCTCAGGCTATTCTTACAGGTGCTACAGGTTTACTACAAGTTAAAAAAATCTTATCTGTTAAAACTCCTAAGTCGAAAGGATCTGCAGGATCAGTACCTAGTGTAGGAGGAGCCGGAGGAGGAGGATCGGCACCTGCAGCAGCACCTACTTTTAACGTAGTAGGTAATTCAGGTATTAATCAAATAGCTCAAACGTTAGGACAACAGCAACCGGTACAGGCTTACGTAGTTGCTAATAACGTAACAACTGCTCAGAGTTTAAATAGAAACATAATTCAAAATGCTAGTATAGGTTAAATTTAAAATTAATACGTTATATAAATATGGATATTATAGAGTTAATTATAGACGAGGATAAGGAATTATCAGGAGTAGAGGCGATTAGTATAGTAGAGCATCCTGCAATAGAGGAAAACTTTGTAGCTTTATCGCACCAAAAAGAGTATAAGTTTGAGACTATAGATGCTGAGAAACGTATCTTAGTAGGTCCGTTATTGATCCCTGACAAACAGATTTATAGACGAGATGGTAATAAAGAGTATTACGTTTATTTCTCTAAGGAGACTATTCGTAAAGCTATGGAGTTATATGCTCAGAGAGGATACCAAAATAACGCAACCTATGAACACAGAGAAGACGTTAACGGTTTAACCTTAGTAGAGAGTTGGATACTAGAAAGCAAACAAAACGATAAGTCTAACTTATACGGAATGGATCTGCCTGTAGGAACGTGGTTAGGAGCTATCAAAGTAAATAACCCTGTTATATGGGAGAACTTTGTTAAGACAGGACAGGTTAAAGGATTCAGTATAGAGGGATATTTTATGGATAAGGTTAATGAGAAAGAAGACGTAGAGCAAGAGATTAAAGCCGGACTAGAATTATTAAAGGTAAAATCTGCTTTATTAAAAACTATAGTACGAAAAAAAAAAGATGGTAGACTAAAAACCGGAGAGCGTTTGGAGTTTGAAAGCTATACAGATTATCCTGATGCAGTTAAGAATAATGCTAAGAGAGGCATAGAGTTAAATGAGAAAGTAAATAATAAATGTGCTACTCAGGTAGGTAAGGTTAGAGCTCAGCAATTAGCAGACGGAGAGCCTTTAAGTAGAGAGACTATAAAACGTATGTATTCGTATTTAAGTAGAGCAGAGGAGTTTTATGATGAGAAAGATACTGAGGCCTGTGGTACTATCAGTTACTTACTTTGGGGAGGGTTAGCCGGTAAGAGATGGGCAGAGTCTAAATTAAAAGAATTCGAGAATGAAAAATAGAGAATATATACCTGGACTAAGTAGCCCTAAAGGAGGTAAAAGAGGATGCTTATGTATCGATAGAGACGTATACGATAGAAAGTGCTGTAACGGAGATTTAAGAGAGCAAGGTATCGGACCAATACAAAGACAGGCAGAGTATATTTTAACCGAGAACAGAGAGAGTATTTTAACAGAGGACTATAATAACCTAACATTATGAGCAAGAGAATAAGCGAATTACCTTTAGCTAGTACGATAACAGGATCGGAAGTGCTACCTATAGTACAAGGAGGAGTAACAAAAAAGATAGCTATTAACACTATATCCGGAGCTAACTTTGGATGGGGTAGATACGACGATACTCAGTATACAAATTCTAGTCCGTATGCTTTCACTAGTGCAGCGTTTACCGTACCGAACAATAAAGGCAACGTAGTAGATATGACAGACTTTGATTTTTATGCTACTAACAAACTAAGAGCAGAAAATGAAAATGATGTATATGTAATTACTATAGCTTTTAAGGCACAGATAAGTAATGCTAACGGATACTTAGATTTATACTTAGAGGGAGGAAACGGTACTCCTTATGATAGAATTAGAGATACTATTACTTTCCCTAAAGGAGCTAATACAGAGCATAGCTTTGCTAAGACGTTTCAATTCTATGCAGATGAGGACGTAATTACAAATGGGTTAACCGTTAAGATGGATGCGTCACATTCAGGGAATATACACGATGTAATATATTTCATACAGCGTACTTTAAAATATTAAAAATACAAAATAATTACTAATAACGTTATACTTAAAAATGTTTATATGAAACCAAGCGAATTGTTAAAACAAATTACCACGTTGCTATCAGCAGAGGCTAAAATTGAATTAGCTAAAATGATGACAGCTGACGGAGTAGTTTTAGAGGCAGAGAGCTTTGAGCCAGGTTTACCTGTGTTTGAAGTTTTAGAAGAGGGTAGCCAACCGTTACCTAAAGGCGAGTACAAACTAGAGGATGGAAAAACTTTAGTAGTTGTAGAAGACGGAATTATCGAGGCAGTAGTAGAGGCAGAGCAAGAAACAGAGATCGAGATCGAGGCAGCAGAAGAGGTAGCTGTTGAGGAAGAGGTTAAAGTAGAGGAGCCTGTTGAAGTTATCAGCCAAGAGGAGATCGTTAAAGCTGTGATCGATGCTATCGTACCTATGTTAGAGGAAATGAAAGCACAGATCGAGCAGTTTAAAACAGAAATGGGAGATTACAAACAGACTAAAATGTCTAAGGTAGTACATAACCCAGAGGGAAACCAAAAACAAGAATTTTTAAAATCAACAAAAAGACCATCTAACTCAGCGTTAGAGTCAATTTTTTCTAAAATCAATTAACATTATGAGCAATTTAAGAAGAGTAGAATTTACGGAGCCTAGCATTACGACTACATATGCTGGCGAATTCGCAGGGAAATATATCGCTGCAGGTGTATTAGAGGCACCAACTTTGAAAAAAGAAGGTATTACTATTATGCCTAACGTTAAGTACAAAGCAGTACTTAAAACTTTAACTAATAACATTACTATCGCAAACGCAACCTGTGATTATACAGATACAGCAGACGTAACTTTAGCTGAGAAAGTATTAACAGTAACTGAGAAACAAGTTAACCTTACTTTATGTAAAACTCCATTCGAGTCTGATTGGGAGGCTGTTTCTATGGGTTATTCATCTTTCGATAACTTACCTGCTACGTTTTCTGATTTCTTTATCGCTAATATGTTAGAGAAAGTAGCTGCTGCTACTGAAACTGCTGTATGGAATAGTTTAGTATCTCAAGCTGTAGCTGATGGTGCAGACGATTCTTTATCTGTAGTTGTAACTGCTGCTAACGTTATCGATACTTTAGGAGATGCTGTAGATTTGTTACCTAACAATGTATACGGTAAAGAAGACTTAACTATCTATATGGGATTTGAAACTTTTAAAGCATACGTTAGAGCTTTAGGTGGATTCGCTACAGGTGGTTTAGGTGCAAACGGTATCAATGGTATGGGTACAATGTGGTACGATGGTATCCAAGCTGTTACTTTCGACGGTATCAAAATCTTCGTTTCTGGAGAGTTAGGAGACAAAATCGTTATCGCTAGAAAATCTAACTTATATTTCGGAATCGGACTCCTTGATAATTTAAATGAGGTACGAGTTTTGGATATGGCTCCTTTAGACGGCAGCAAAAATGTAAGATTTGTAATGCGTTGGTCACAAGGTACTCAGGTTGGTTTTGGTAACGAGATTGTTATCGTAAACGCATAATTTAATGGGGTGGGAAACTGCCCCAATATTAACTTTTAAAAATATATAACTATGCAATGTGGAATTTCAACAGGTAGATTATTGGCGTGTAAAGACAACGTCGGAGGTATTAAAAATGTATACTTCGCTGACTATGGAACTTTAGGAGCTTTGACTATCGTAGACGGAGAGATTACAGCTATTGCAGGAACTCCTGAAATATTTAAATACGAAGTAAGAGGATCTAATAATTTAGAGGTAACTGTAACTCAGTCTGCTGATAATGGAACTACTTTTTACGAACAGGCTTTAAATATTACTTTACAGAAGTTAGATAATGATACTACGGTAGCGTTACATAATCTTATTATCGGACGTCCTCACGCATTCGTAGAGGATAACAACGGTAAGTTTTACTCAGTAGGAGTAACTAGAGGATGTGATACTACAGGAGGATCTTTCGCTACCGGAACTGCATTTGGTGACCTCTCAGGTTACTCTTTAGCACTTACAGCGTCTGAGCCTTTCTATCCGTATTTAGTAGCTAGTTCAGTTATTAGCTCTAATTTGGAGAACGTAAATATCAATCCTGCATAATCGGATCTTTATAATCTAATTAAAGGGTGGCGTAATTGCTGCCCTTTTTTTATATAGCAAAAAAAATAATTTAACGTTATATAAATATGATAGTATTAAGAGAAACAACAGATGAGCAGACTTTCGTATGTATACCTAGAGCATATGAGGAAGAGGTTACTTTAAAACTTTACGATCAGACTAGAAACACTACAGTCGAAATAGAGCCTGTTATAGAGCTTTCAGGAGATTATTACTATGTAAGTGGAGTATTTAGTTTAAAGCAGAATAATTGGTACGTTATATCGCTTATTTACGGAGAGACAGAAATATTTAAAGATACCGTATTTTGTACTAACCAAGAGGTAGAGAATTATAGCATTAATGCAGGGGTTTATACAGCTGAGCCGGATGCAGATAATACATATATTGTAATATGAAAAAAGAAAATTTAAGATTTGTACAGATGAGTAATTATACCTCGCCTGTAGTTAAAGAGATTAGAGGTAAGGATTGGGTAGAATACGGAGAGGATAATAACTATTTTCAGTATCTAATTGACATCTATAACGGTAGTCCTACAAACAACGCCTGTATAAATGGTATTAGCCAAATGATCTACGGAAGAGGACTAGATGCTTTAGACAAAACGGACCTAGAGGCTTATGCTAAATTCCTGGCTTTAATTAAACCGGATTGCGTACAAAAATTAATTAACGATTTCTATTTGTTAGGACAGGGAGCTTTACAGGTTATTTATAATATCGACCATACAGAGATTCTAGAGGTAGAGCATTTCCCTACAGAGACGTTAAGAAGTGGAAAGGCAAACGATGAGGGAGTAGTAGATTTTTACTATTACTTTTATGATTGGTCAAAACTTAAGAGAACGGATAAGCCGGAGCCTATACCTGCTTTTGGTACTAGCACAAACGGAAACGAGATACTATATATAAAACCTTATAAGTCAGGTTATTACTACTATTCTCCTACAGCTTATCAGGGAGGAGTACAATATGCAGAGTTAGAGGAAGAGATTTCTAACTATCATTTAAACAATATCTTAAACGGATTGGCTCCTAGTATGTTAATTAACTTTAACAATGGAGTACCTGATGAGGATATGCAGCAAACTATTGAGGACGATATCAAACGTAAATATCAGGGTACTACTAATGCAGGTAGATTCATTTTAGCGTTTAATGATAAAGCTGATCAGGCAGCTACGTTAGAGGCTGTACAATTATCTGATGCCCATAATCAATATCAGTTTTTAAGTGACGAGAGTACTAGAAAGATTATGTTAGCTCACAGAGTAGTTAGTCCTATGCTTTTAGGAATTAAGGATAATACAGGCTTAGGAAATAATGCAGAGGAGTTAGTAACTGCTAGTACTTTAATGGATAATATCGTAGTTCGACCATACCAGGATCTAATTATACAAGGTATTCAAAAGATATTAAATTTTAATAAGATTAGTTTAAAACTATACTTTAAAACGTTACAGCCTTTAGAGTTTGTAGACTTAGAAAATGCAGTAACAAAAGAGCAAATAGTAGAAGAGACAGGACAAAGTTTCTCTAAGATTAGCGACGATATGTACGAGTCTATTATGGCTGAGATCAAAGGCGAAGAGATCGGGGATGAGTGGGAATTAATCGCTAGTATTCCTGCAGGAGAAGAGGAGCATTATTTTAATAACTTATTTAAGTTTGCAGCTCAGATACAGCCTACAGGATCAGAGAGTTGGCAGGATAATGATTTATGGAAAATCAGATATTCGTATGCAGGGAATCCAAGTCCGGAGAGAGAGTTTTGTAAATTGATGTTAGGTAATAACTTATATTACAGATATGAGGATCTAGATAGAGATTTAACAGTTAACCCTGGCTTTGGTCCTAATGGTGCAGCAGATTATAATATTTGGTTATACAAAGGAGGAGCTAATTGCAAACACTATTGGATGAGAAACATTTTCTTAAGAAAGGACAACGGTAAAATAAGCGTTAACCAAGCTATTAAAATGATTAACGATATGGACCCAAAAGACAGAGCAAAGTATAGATTACCTATTAACGATCCGAAAGTGGCTAAGATTCCTTATGATATGCCTAATCACGGATATTTAAACCCTAGATAAAAGATGGTATTATTTGTAACACCTGAGGATATAAAAAGAAATACTATTATAAATGGTAACCTCGACGTAAACGAGTTTGTACAATTCATTAAAATAGCTCAGCAGATCCATATACAGAATTATATCGGTACTAAGTTATACGATAAGTATTCGGAGATAATAGCTAACGGAGATATAGAGGAGCCGGAGTATGCTAGTTATAAAGAATTATTAACGGAGTATATACAGCCTATGCTAATTAACTACTCTATGGTGGACTATGTACCATTTGCAGGAGTAACTATTAAAAACGGAGGTATCTTTAAGCATAGATCTGAGACAGCAGATATACCTACTTCGGATGAGGTAGATGCTTTAACTCAAAAATATAGAACGTTTGCAGAGTTTTACTCTAGACGATTTATTGATTATATGGGGATTTATGCTAGTCAGAACTTTCCGGAGTATTATTTAAATGCTAATGCGGATATGTTCCCTGATACGACAGCTAATTTTGTTGGATGGAAACTATAGAATATGGAATACAAAGTTAAAAGAGAGAATTTAGTTAAATTAGAAAAATACTTAAAGAGCAAAAATGAACACAATAGGATGGGGTCAAGCTGTAAACAACACGATCGGATGGGGTCAGGGAGCAGTAAACAATACGATAAGTTGGGGTAGTATCTATATAGATTCTTACTCAGGAGAAACTGAACTTTTAGGAGATGAGGCAAAGGATGCTTTAGACTTCCAGGCTAGAGTTATTGCAGATAGTGGAGTTTTTGAGGCTTTAGGATGTTTAATAGAAACGATTAATTTTTAAGATATGAGTTTATTTGATAGTGCGTCTTTAGTAGTTACGCCAAACGGAGTAAAAGAGGGAAAACTATACAGCATAAAACCTACTGATGGAAGTGGAGATTTAAGCGTTACAAGAGCTACAACTGCAACGAGAGTTAATTCTGCAGGATTGGTTGAAGTAGTGCCTTATAATTTATTTAGCTATTCAGAGCAATTTGATAATTCGTTTTGGAATAAAAATGATTGTTCTGTTTCGGCTAATGCTATTGCTGCACCAAACGGAACTTTAACTGCTGATAAGTTAATAGAAAATAGTTCAAATAGTGTTCACTTAATAAATACTCCTAACAATTCGGTTCCAACAGGAACTAATACTTTGTCTGTATATGCCAAAGCAGATACTCGTAATTGGATATTATTATATTTATTTGATGGTGTTTTAGGTAGTTTAACAGCTTATTTTAATGTGTCTAATGGCACTTTAGGTACTATAGCAAGTGGTCTAACTGCATCTATTGATAGCGTAGGTAATGGATGGTATCGATGTTCTATTACAAGAACTCAGGCAAATGCAGGTAATGGTGGTTATGGTTTAGCAAGTGCAGACAATGTTGCTTCGTATACAGGTAATGGTACATCAGGCGCTTACTTTTGGGGTGGTCAGTTAGTAGCAGGTACTTCAGCAAAAGATTATTTAAAAACAGAAACAAGATTAAACATTCCAAGATTAGACTATACCAATGGAACGTGTCCGAGTATATTAGTTGAGCCACAGAGAACTAATATTGCTACTTACTCTGAGTTATTTGATAATGGTAATTGGAATAAACAAGCTATTACTTTAACTGCTAATAATACTGCGGCTCCTGATGGGACTTTAACTGCTGATTTAATATCTGCTAACACAACTAATGGAGAGCATAATGTATATAGTAATATATTTCTAATTACTCCAAATGTAGATTACACATTTTCTTATTTTGTAAAAAAAGGTACAGGTAGATATATGGCAGTAGCTATTTATTATGTTGGTGGTATTACGGGTTTTGGTGCTTATGCAACTTATGATTTAAATACAAATACTTTAGTTGCGAGTGGAGCTCCGAATGGTACTTTTACAGGAACTAAAATAGAAACTTTTGCTAATGGTTGGGTAAAAATATCTGTAACAGGTAAAGGTAATGCTGTTGGTGCAATAGTAGATATTGATATTAGAAATGCAGCTAATTTAGTTCCCGGAGTATTTTATACAGGTGCAAATGAAACGTTTAATATTTGGGGTGCTCAATTTGAACAAGGAAGTTATGCTACTTCATACATTCCTACAGTAGCAAGTTCAGTTACTCGTAATGCTGATGTTATATCTAAAGCAGGTATAAGTAGTTTAATTGGTCAAACTGAGGGAACTATGTTTATAGATTTCTATTTTGATTCTACTAAAATAGATTCAGGCTCAATTTTAATTCCTCTAAAATTATCACAGTCAACAACAAAAACTGAATTAGTTTTATATTCTGATGGTCGCGTTCAAGTAACACATTTTAATTCAGGTAGTTTAACTTGTAATATTGATTTACCAAGTTACGGTTTAACAAATAATAGACATAAAATTGCTTTTGGTTATAAAGCTAATGATTTTGTATTGTATATTGATGGAGTTTTAGCAGGAACAGATACAAGTGGAACAGTTGGAGTTCAAGATTCAATTTCTTTAAAAGACATTACATATCCGAGTGTTACAAAAGATAACGCTGTTGCACTTTGGAAAACAAGATTAACTAATGCTGAGTTAGCAACTTTAACAACTATCTAATGGAAATATATAAATTACAATACAAAGACAAAGAAACTGCAATAGCTGATTTAATCGCTAAAGGAGTTTACAAAGAGGTAAAAGATTTAAACGATAATATTACTTTAGCTTATGGCGATGGTATTCAGGCAGTTGTTGAAATAGGTTTAATCGTAGAAGTTCCTGGAACGTATGATTCAGAATTTAACGTAATTACAGAGCCAATATATTACGATGGTTATTTTTACGATGTAATGAGTGAGCAAAAGATAGATTTTGAAAACGAGATATTCCCTGTAGATTGTGTGCATTCATTTGCAGGGTATAATACTAACGCTGATGGACCTGTTAATTTATTAATAAATGAAGACCTTTCTTAATTATATCAAAACAGGATTTATATTATTTTTAGCTCCTATTCAGGGGTTACTAATAGCAGTAGGGATAGGTATAGCGTTAGACACATTTACAGGCATTTTTAAGAGCATAAAATTAAACGGGTTGAAGTCTATCCGTAGCCGAAAATTATCTAACGTTATATCTAAAATGTTGCTGTATCAGGTTACGTTAATATTATTGTATATAATCGATAAGTATTTATTAAACGAGTTGGTCCATCCACATTTTAACATACATTTTATGTTCACTAAGTTAGCTGCTATATTACTTTTATTTATAGAGTTAACGAGTATAAAAGAAAACATAGAGGAGGCTATGAACGTAGACCTATGGAAAATGATTAAAAACCTACTTAAAAGAGCAAAGGAATTAAAATCGGATATAAATGAAGTTAAGTAATAATTTTACGTTAGCAGAGTTGTGCAATAGTGCAGCAGCTAAGAGATTCGGAATAGAGAATACTCCAGGAAAGGAAGAGATAAAAAACTTAGAGCTTATAGCTAAGAATATCTTACAGCCTATTAGAGATCATTTTGATGCACCTATACACGTTATATCAGGATATAGATCTGCAGGTTTGAATAAGAAAGTAGGAGGGGCTAAAACCTCTCAGCACTTGACCGGTAATGCTGTAGATATAGACAACGATAACACAGAGATAAGTAATTTAGAGATATTTAATTTCATTAAAGACAACTTAATTTTTGATCAGCTAATTTATGAGTTTGGTAACGATAACGGTCCTGATTGGGTACACGTATCTCTAGCTAAAAAGAATAGAAAACAAATTTTAAAAGCTGTTAAGAATGGTTTACAGACTCGTTATATTAAGTATCCTACTAAGTAGTTGTGGATCTAGAAAGGTAGAGTTAAATAAGTCGGATCTAGAGACTAAAACAGAAACCAAAATAGAGATAGTAGATACCTCAAACGTAGAAGTTAAATTTGATATAGAGAGAAATACTTTTACTATCGAGGCAAAGGATAATCTAAAACCTTTCACATATGCCGGTAAAACTTATTTTAATGCGGTTTTAAGGCAAGATAATATAAAAGATAAGAGTTTATATAGAAAGGAAAATAGAATCGCTTCC